TATCGATTTATTTAATTCTGATTCTAATATATCAAAATACATTTGTTTCTTGCTCAAAGGTCTATGTGCTTCCGATGAAAGATGCTGTATTGTTAAATCTGTGCATACAGCATACGAACATCCCTGAGAAATAGAAAAGTGTTCGTGTATTCGTTTAACCCATGTTCCTGCTATATTTCGCCTGAACATCCGATTAAGAGATGTACTAAATCTTTTCGATCCATCTATTCTGTTAATACTCGACACGTCTGCATCAACATCAATTTCATTATTTTCTGCTATTAATAATTCATCCGTATCTACCCAACAATAGTATTCAGTATCATTCGGGAACAATAATAAACAATCATTCCTAAAATTAGAAAAATTAACATCAGAATACTCTTTGAAAAGCACAGTCAAATTTGGATACGCTGATTCAAGAGATTTAGTGTACTCATATGATTGTTGATTTCCTGTATTAAGCATTATAACTGATCTTGCCAGTTTACAATGTGTCTCAACAAAACAATCTATATATTCGAAATCATCCTTGAATATATTTAAAATAGTTAGATCAGACTTTAAATCTAGTTTCATAAATTATTCCCAGCGAAGGTAATAGTGTCTCAAATAATTCCGTGAAACTTATATCTTGAATTATAGATAATACATCGTTATAGATTTCACGTGGGCGATCGTGAATGATCCAATTGTTTATGTAATCTTTATGATTCCAATAGTGCAATTTAATTAGTTCTTTCGCTATCGTGGTCCATTCATTTTTTGGACTCCAGTCAAATCTATGTTCAGATAATACGACAGGAGATGATTCGAGCATTAGATTCGCACTTATTTCAAAATTTTCGTATATATTTGCATTCTTAATCAATTGTCTACGACAAGCATCTGTATTTAGAATTTTAACTCCGCCATGTTCATAAGTAATTCCATATTTATTTATAGACCAGAATTTTATTGGTTTATGAATATTGACATATTTAACACAATCTTCTAGAATGTAATTATCTGCTTCAATCATCATGAAGTGATCAGAAGATGTCGAAGCGAATACAAGTTCATATGCATTTTTTATTGATGAGGCATTACTACCGTCAATCAATATTATATCTCTATCTAATACCTGTTGGGCTCGGATGAAATTTTCTTGCCAATTTAGTTCATTAGAATGTAAAAATATAACATCCATGGCAATATTCTTCGGTAAATGTGTCAGCACCTTCGTTTTTAAACAGATTTCTAAACATGTCTATTGATGATCCCAAATTATCTCGTTCGTTGAATCTATAGGCAAGAAACGAGCCAGTTTCGGCGATATGTCCATTCATCTTGACACCGAAATACATAGTTAAAGACACCAGATACGTATGAATACGCCTATGGTGTTCACTTTCCCAATTAATTTTAAATGCAAAATCGAAATTCTTTAGAATATCAATTTTTAATTGCTGATTGTCCATAATATAATTATAACAATATAATTATAAATGTCAATTATTTTCTCTGGCGCCCAAGATTTTGTCTATCTTGTTCTTTAATACGCATAGGAAGCTCTGTACGTTCCTTTAATAGAATTTTTGTGAAGATTTGTTCTATCTCTTTAACTGTTGCTTCTCTAGTAAACATTCTTTTTCCAAAATCCTTTACCTTATCAAACCAACCTTTCTGTTCGGGCTCTGGTGCGTTTAATTCATCACCAAATTCTTCTTCCATATAGGCAAGAATGTCGTCTTTGATACCATTTTTGTTTATATAATCAATAATCTTTATAATCGTCGGGCTAGGACCGGATTCTTCATCTTCATAATCCTCGCTTCCATCATCTCCAATTACTTCATCAAAAATATCTTTTATATCTGTTCTACCAAATCCGGCTTTATTTAATATCTTAGCTATTTCATCTAAATCAGTAGGATACCCTGCTTTTGACCAGGAGGCCTGAAGATCTTCTAATTTAATTGTATGCTTTATCTTAGCAGCATACTTAAGAATTTGTATTGCTTCTCTCCTATCTACCCTACTTTCAGATAAGGCAGTTCCTTTTAATGATGTCCATAGTTCTTTACGCTGAGCAGATGTCATTCCTGTACCAATAAGATTCTTTAACTTCTCAAGATCTGCCCCTTTCTTCTCTGCATCCTCTGGGGCTGGTTCGGTACTAGGTTCCGCGGCAGGTTCTTCTGCAGATGCGCCCGACGGAGCCTGCGATAATAGAGCCGAAAATACTGCCTCTACATCCTTTTCACTTATCTCTATCGGTTTATCAATCATTGCTTCATTGACTGGTTCGCCTGGCTGTGGAGGTTGAGGTTGTTTCTGTGCTGTTCGAGCATCGCGCTTTTTAATCGCACCCGGTGATTGACTTAATTGTCCAGCGACTTTGCCACCTGTGTGTTGTTTAACCTGTTCGGGTGCTGCACCTTTGGCCATTACAGACTGAATTGTGCTATTAATTACTTCTTTATCGTAGTCTGTTTCGCTTCGCAAAAACTGTGATAGATTATCAGTAGTTACTTTTTTCTTATATGCGAGTTGACCAGTTTTAGGATCTGATTGTAATGCTACAATTTGATTATTCTTTAAATATTGAATCCAGGCTTTTGTTAATTCACCTGTATTAGCTGATCCGGGTGTAGGTGCCGGAGTAGGTGCCCCTGGTTTAGGCGTAGGTGCTGGCTTATCTGCACCGGGTTTCGCAGTATGTACCAATCCCGTAGGTGTTCTAGTAATTGTGCCACCTGTACTGGATTTCGATTTGTTTGCACCACTTAAGGTATTACCCATCTGCCCAAATGCGCCTGCGCCGCCAGCTGGCTTTTTCGGGGCTTCATCTAACGGTTGTATATCATCAAAACGCATCTATCAATTAATTGCTATCGCAATCATCCCCTGTTTTGATACGATGTACCATTCGGGTAAAACGATTGGGATCTGCGCCGCGGATACTGGAGACAAAGCGTTTCTTCAAGGCTTCGGCTTCTTCCGGAGAGAATGCTTCGTCAATTGTTTCGAGCAAATTAATAGCAGAGACTATTATATGTTGGGCTCGCGCTTCAATTAGTTCTTCCCTACTTTTTTGAGGTACGTAAGAACTAATTTCTTCTAATATAGATCTGCTTCTTCGATTAATAGACAATTTCGTCTCCAAATTACTTTCTATTATTTATCAGCTTTTACCTTTTCTTGAGAAAAGCCCGGAGACCTAATGCGCTATCTATTGGATTTGCTTTTGAATCCATTCCCACTGTTGATGTAATCTCGCCTGTCTTGGCATCGAGTTTCTCACCAGACCTTACTACGCTGTTTCTCTTTAGCTGATCGTAGATATTCTTAGATGTTGCTGTGATTGCATTATCAGCATCTTCTTCTAAGTCCATAATTCTTAAACTCTTATTATTAAATGATAAGTCTACCTTAGATCCCACACCAGAACTCGAACGTGTTTTCATAAATTGAATTTGATAACGGCCGCCTTCTTTCATTGCTGCGCTTGTAAAAATGCCGATAACATTATCTGCCGTATTAACTTTAGAAATACCGCCTGCAATATGACTTGGATCAAATTCAATCTCTTCATAAGATCCACGATTTAACTGCGAAGCTGATACTGTTACCATATCCAACTCGACTGCTAAGTTACGCAATTCTTCTGTCACGTATTTGTCTTTAACGAACAAGTTTTCTGCTGAAATTTTCTTACTTAATGGCGACATAAGATCTAAGTAATCAACTAGGATTGCACTTACCTTCTTACCCGAATGAATTTCATATTCTTTAATGAATGCTCTGATATCATTTGTTGTGCATCCGTTCGGCATTTGTTTAATACGCAATGAACCTTGACTCTTTTGTTGTGATGCACGAATTTTCATATGCACATCGTCAATATTACGCATAACTTCCCGTGTTTCGTAGTTTGTGTGCATTGCATCGATACGCATAGCACATAACTTCTCACTTAATTCTAATGATAGATAGACCACATTTTGTCCAGCCATTGCCCAATTTACAGCAAGATTCTGCAAGAATAGTGATTTACCTGCACCGGATTGCCCTGCAAAGATAGTAATTTCACCTTTGTTCAATCCACCGAACAACTTTTCGTCAACTGTTTTCCAACCAGTGGATACTTGGCCTTTATTTTCTCGTAATGCTTCTAGTCGCGCTTTTGGATCAGCATAATAATCTAATCCTAAATCCTTAACTAGTGCAATTTCTACCGCTGCCTTAATATCGACCAATACTTCGCCATATCTACCTTGATCTAATCTTCCCGGTGATGCTAAAATTGCATCACGTAATGATTTATATTTACAGAAAAGTTCTATTTCTTTCAAGAACCATTTATCTTCTTTAGATGCCACTTCGGGAATTAATGTAATATCTTTACCAGTTATTGCTTTAATTTGTTCTATCGAAGGTAATGTCGAATATTGACTAAAATGAGATATAATAATACTCATTGTATCTCTATTTTGTTTATTATCGAAAAATATATCTTTTATAATTCCCGAACATCTAACAAATAATTCGTGATTACTCATCATAAATTGAATGAACAATGTTTCTATTTCGGTATCGTAGTTAGGTATCTCACTGTCTATTTCATTACTCATCTTTTTTATCCTTGCGTTTCTTAGATACCGATAAAGATATCTTATTCTTTGTCTCTTCTGATTGATGCTTTCCGGTCATACCAGTGACCTTACGTTTTCCTGTTGCCCACTCGTTCTTTAATCTTGCCGAAATATTGGATGATATTCTATCTTTTTCTTCTTCGGTCTTTTGCTTTTTCTTCTTGCCAGCGTTAGAAATTCCTATCTTATCCTTTCTTTCTTGAGGCATAGGGCCGCGGCCCGGGAACCATCCATCAGCGACATATATCGATAAATCATCTGGTGATATCTTCTTGATATCACCGTTTTGGTTTATATAGATATTTCCTGTTCTCAATTTACCCAGAAGCCATCCTGCTAATAAATAATCGTTCAATAAATGCTTATCCACCTTTATATATTTCTCTCCGTTATTAATGGCTACTTTCCCTAATTGAGAGTTACTCATCTTTTTCTTAGTATCTTCATCCCATCTTAAACCTGATGTTGTTGGTATTTTTGTTTTTAAATTTCGCTCAATCTGTTCTTCGTGGGATAAAGAATTATAATACGTAGTCTGTGCTATTGATAATTTCTGTCTTGTCTCTTGATTTACTAATCTTCCAGCAGCACCCTCTCCCCCGTCTGTTCTATTATTTAAAATTCCAGTGTTTAGATCCTTTCTGCCATACCATCTTATATAAAATCTCTCTAAAGCAAATGCGCCTAATTCAGATAAATGTTCTTCCATAATAACAATATAATCACGATTTGTCGGGGTTGTTGTATAATCGTGTTCGTCATATGCTCGGTTACCACTACCTTTACCTATATAGTAGGGTGTCCCGATCTTCCCGGAGGTGCTATCTTTATTTCTTAGGTATGCGTAAATATAATATATCATTATGTATTTATCATACTTTAGTAGGAACCTTTGATGTTACGATTTCTTTCGTTTTGCTGTATTTTCCAAGTATTTCGTATGTTAAGTTCGCCAGCTACTGCTGAGGAAATTATAGAATGTGTTGTTAATAATCGTCCATATTTTTCTGCTGCTGCGGCAGCATCTTTGATATTTACTTCCCATTTTGGGAAAGCAACAGACCATTCATTTTCTATTGCTATGTCAACTAGATCTCGTCCCTTCTTATCTCTATCGGGACATACGATGATTTCTTTCTGTAATCTATTAACTATATCTACTTTGGATTGACCTATCTCGCCTAATATACTTATTCCATCCACTACCCACGCATCAAGCACACCTTCTGTAACTATTGCATATTTACGTGACCAGCCCTGTTGATGGTCAAGGTTATAGACAAAGTCAGGTGGACATTGTTGGAAGTATTTTGGGATAGATTTGTCAGGCACGTTGTAGCATAGTCTAGCTGTAAATCCTACAATTTTACCCTTATGCTGATAGGGTATAATTAGTCTCTGATTCAAGTTATGCGATGTCATTGGCGACCAGTAAAATTCGCCTAAATTAAACAACTTCCGATCTAACGCATAATTAACCACTTTTAGGAAATCCGGATCGTCTAATCCATTCTCTAACCATTCAGTGATAGGTAGTGAATCATCTGGCAACTCCATAGGATGCCATTTTAGGAATAAGTTCTTAAACTTAGTTTCCTTATCCTCTTTTTCTTCACCTTCTCTGATAGATTGTATTTGATTCTTTTGTTTAAATATTTCAAATTCTATTTGTTCAATAAACTTTTCATCAATATGTAAATGACTTAAGAAGAATTTGAATGATTTAGATAATTCTTTGCCTTCAGTATATCCAGAGGAAAACCCACAATTGAAACAATTTGTTAAAATAGATTGTGGATTGAATTGTATGCCGAAACGATTGCGTGTGTCTTTGCCGTGACCTTGCGTATGGCAAAGTGGACAATGACGCTTATTCCATCCTTTAGGAGCCTGCTTTAGTGGACCTATGTTGGCAAGAATTGCGTCTTTCAAGACATCTATGATAATCATTCAGTAATTATAGCATATGCTATAACGAAAGTCAATTATGTTCTAACAATTAGTTTTGAAAACTTGCCCGGATCTAATACAGCGGTAGAGGGAAAATATCTAAATTTGAGCCAGAGAAAATTCGCTGAAAATGTCCACGCCTGTGTACCTGTATATCCTGTGAATTCAATATCCTGAGACATAGATGATGGATAAATCTTAAACCAACGTAAATCATTAAGATATGCATCTGGTGTTTCTTCTAGTGTTCCCCAAGTTTCTAATACACCTGTAAAGTTTTCTGTGTATGTAGAGAATGATTGGACCGATTCTTTATGGTTAAGTATTCTGCCGCCGGGAATTCGCTGAGTATAGAAACACGGACGTGGTGCGCCCATAACTGGAGATAAAATATCTGGCGTCCAATCTTTCGGCAACAATGTAATGCTAGGCAACGGTGCTTTGAACGCTTGTTCTGTAATCTCTATTTCCATAGAAATATTATCGTTCATGTCGCTGTATAACGGTTTCTCAATATAGTATCCAGGAATATTTGAAACAAATTCTTCCGTCCTAATAAGAACCATTTGATATAGTCCCGGAGCAACATCTACAATGTCTCCACTGTCGAGTTCTAATGTAATGAGACCTTTAGCTGGACCTAATCTACATAGTTTTTCTAATGCAACTGTATTATTCATTACATCAATAATTCTGGCATATACCTGTTGAGTGCAGGCAATATCAACTGGCACCCTATCAGGGCCTAGTGCTCTGAATATAATACGATTGTCAATTCCTTTATGTGCCAGTATAGGATTTTTGTTCATAGGCCCATTATCCCGAAGAGGGCAGAAGATATCATCGACTGCGAGTAATTGTCTAACGTGATCATATAAAAATACCTTGTGAAAAGTTATATCCATTATTTATTTACCGATTTACAATTGTTAAAATGCCATCGTTCCATGCCGCCGGGGCGGCCAATCTTAGAACAATGTGGGCAAACCACATCCGGCTTTTGTAATTTAGAAAGACTTAATTTAACACGAGTTTCATCAGAATGTAAATGTGGTTTTCCCATCTTGGCATTGCTCTGTCTGAGCCTTGTTTCATCGGATATCTTTCTACCGATATTAGGATTAAAAATAGCAAACGAGTCTTTTATTTTTTGTTTATGCTCTTCAGTTAATGGAATACCGCGTTTTGCTATTCTTGATGCTTCTTTAATGATCGCATATTCATCCGCATTGAATATTTGTTCACCATTTTTTCTAAAACATAGTCCTGATAATGCGTATAACATCTTTCTCTTTGTCTGGCCAATAAACATTTGAGAAAGTAGTTGATGTGCTAAAAAATGTTCTCTGGCTGTCAATACAACTAGATTACTTTTATCTAATTTCTGAGTATTATCGTTACAGATACATTTAGGTAAAATATGATGTTTTTCGATATAGCCATCTACCAACTCTCGCGAGACTGCCGAACCACATAGAGTAATGTAATCAATTGCTGGTTGATTCTTTAACGAGAGTTCCCAGATAATGTCGAGATAGTTAGTCATTTTGTATATTTATCAAGAAGAACATCAAAAAA